GTCACGTTCGCGGGGTGCGCATCAACTCGCCTGGCGGCAGCGTGTTCGAGGGCATCGCCATCGCCAATGCCCTCCGCGCGCACCCCGCGAACGTGACCGTGCAGGTCGACAGCGTCGCCGCCTCGATCGCGAGCGTCATCGCCATGGCTGGTGACCGCATCGAAATGGCCCCCAACAGCATGATGATGATCCACGACGCGTCCGGCCTGGCGATGGGCAACGCCGCGGACATGGAGGAGATGGCCGAGCTCCTCGACCTGATCTCCGACAACATCGCGGACGCCTACGCGGCCCGGGCTGGCGGGACCCGCGAGCAGTGGCGCGAACGGATGCGGGCCGAGACCTGGTATCTCCCCGAGGACGCAGTCGACAACGGCCTCGCCGACGAAGCCGTCCAGGCCCCGAAGACCGGCACCCCGACCGGACCTGCTGAAGAGCCCGAGCCGGAGATGGCCCGCGCCTGGGACCTCGCCGCCTACGGCTACACCGGCCCTCGCCGCGAGCAGCCGAAGGCTGAGGCGGAGCAGCCGGAGTCGGTGACGCTGACTTTCAACATCGGCGACGAGATCGGCGCGCAGCTCTTCGCCGCCCTCCGCAAGGAGATCGCCGGCCGCGACGCCGCACCGCCCGTCGAGGCCGTACCCGAGCCGGTCGCTGAGACCACGCCCGTCGAACCCGCCCCCGAGACGCCGGCCGCTGTGCCGGAGCCGGAGGCGCCCGCCGCCGAACCCGTGGACGAGTGGGCGGCCGCGGTCGCCGGACTCGTCACGCCCCAACCAGACCCGTGGGCCGCAGCCGTAGCCCACTTCACCCACAGCACGTCGGCGTCCAGCGCGGCGACGGAAGCAGCCTGAAGGAGGCAGCAGTGGCAACACCCACCATCCCGCGCAACGCCGACGAGCTGGCGGAGATGCTCGCGGACCCGGCCAAGGCCAAGGACGTCGTCGAGACGCCCAAGGCGCTGACGGACTTCATCACCGCCTACACCGAGAAGCAGCAGGGCGACGGCACCGAGCTGAACAAGCTCGTCAAGACGGAGCTCCAGCGCGAACTCGCGAACTTCCTCCGCGACCACGACCAGGACACCAACCAGGTCAAGCGCCTCAACCTCGACCCGCAGAACGGCCGCGCCGGCCGGGCGAACATGCTCACCTCGCACCGGCAGGGCACCGCGCACAACGCGGCCGCCCCGGGTGCCGTCGTCGACAAGCTGTTCGCGGACGGCATCGACTACGTGCGGAACATCTGGCACAAGAACACCCGCGCCGACGCGGCCAAGCTGTCGGAGCTGCGCAACGCCGCCTCGTCGGTGTCGCCGGCGGACGGCGGGTTCCTGGTGCCGGAGGTGCTGCGGTCCCAGCTGCTGGAGATCGCGCTGGAGATGGCGATCGTTAGGCCTCTGGCGACGGTCATCCCGATGGACTCGGCGCGGGTGCCGTTCCCGATGATCGACTCCACGACCAACAGCGGCTCGGTGTTCGGCGGCATGGTCACCTACTGGGGTGAGGAAGGTGCCGCGCTCACCGACTCCAACCCGACGTTCGGGCGGATCGAGCTGGACGCGAAGAAGCTGACCGGCCTGAGCGCGGTCCCGAACGAGCTCCTCCAGGACTCGATCATCTCGTTCATGGGTCTGCTGGAGCGGCTGTGGCCGCAGGCGCTGGCGTTCGAAGAGGACGCCAAGTTCATGACCGGCACGGGTGTGGGCGAGCCGATGGGCTTCCGTGGCGCGCAGAACGACGCCGCGATCGCGGTGCCGCGTGCGACCTCGAACGAGATCAACTACGCGGACGTGGTCAACATGTACGCCCGCATGCTGCCCTCCAGTCTGGGCCGCGCCGTGTGGACCTGCGCGCCCGACGCGCTGCCGCAGCTCCTCCAGATGGCCATGTCGGTCGGCACCGGCGGCAACAGCGTGTTCGTCGTCAACGCCGCGTCCCCGCACCCGATGACCCTCTTCGGACGGCCCCTGATCATCACCGAGAAGGGCGGCACCCTCGGCTCCCGCGGCGACCTCGCCTTCACCGACCTGGGCTACTACCTCGTCGGTGACCGCCAGACCATGACCGCCGACTCGTCCACCGACTACCAGTTCGGCTCGGACAAGACGACGTTCCGCATCATCCAGCGCGTCGACGGCCGCCCCTGGCTGAAGTCCGCGATCACCCCGCAGAACGGCGGGAACACCCTGTCCCCGTTCGTCGAGCTGAAGGCCGAGACCTCCTGACCCCGGGGTCAGGACATCTCCCAACCCCAGGAAGGACACACCTCCATGGCCATGGAAGCACTCGGCCGGCTCTTCGACGTCAGCATCGGCGCCGCACCCGCCGACCTCTCCGCCGCTGCCACGACAGGCAAGCGCGTCTCCCTCAGGAACGCGGGCGGCTGCACGATCCTCGTCGTCAAGGGCGCTGGCACCGCCGGTGACGACCCGACGATCACGCTGAAGCAGCACACCGCCGCGACGGCCGGGACGACCGCGAACCTGGCGTGCATCGACCACTACTACCTCAAGGCCGAGGCGACCCTCGACGGCGACGAGCAGTGGGTGAAGAAGACCCAGGCTGTCGCCGCGACGATCGCCGACCCCGGCGGCGCGGGCACCTCGGCGGAGGAGCAGCAGATCATCGCGATCGAGGTCGACGGCCGCTCCCTGTCGGACGGCTACGACTACATCAGCCTCGACATCGGCGACGTCGGCACCAACGCGCAGCTCGGCGCCGTCGTCTACCTGCTCCGTGACCTGATGGTCGAGCGGGCCCCGGCCAAGCTCGTGGCTCCGCTGTCCTGATGGCACTCAGGTACTGCACCGGGTGCACGACCCGCTTCGCGGTGGGTCTGCCCCGGTGCCCCTGGTGCGGATCTCGGGACCACGTAGAGGACGGAGCACAGGACATGGCGAAGATCACCGTGCACGGTGGGCCGTCGAACGCGGCCACCGACGAGCAGGCAGCAGGCGCTGTCGTCGAAGGGAGTGAGCAGCCATCAGCCTCTACCAGCTCCGAGACATCCTCCGAGAAGGAGCAGAGCTCGCCCAAGCCGAGCGAGACGCCCCGCCCCAAGCGTGCCCGCACGACGGGGAACCGCTCCGCCAAGGCCCGGACGGCAACCTCTACTGCCCATCCGACGGATGGCGACCAGGAGGACGGCACGTCGGCGACCGACTCCACCTCTGACGAGGCGGGCGAGTAGTGGGCGCCTACCGGAACAACGAGCTGTTCAAGGCCGAGGGCTTGACCTTGGACAGCTCGACGAACCACGTGGCGGCCGGGACCACGAATGCCACGACCGGCCGTACTGGTGCGATCGACATCTCCCGCATCAGCAACGGCCTGCTCATCGTGACGACCGCCAACGCGCCGACCGGCACTGACCCCACCCTGGCCGTGTTCTTCGACGTGCTCGACGCGACCGGCACCACGTGGGTGCAGACGTCGTCCGCGACGTCGATCGGCGGGGCGCTGCTGAGCACGTCGGGCTACACCTACGGCCAGATCAGCAACGGCTACACCCTGACCAACTTGGGCCGGATCCGCTGGGAAGTCGGCGGCACCACACCGTCCTTCGGCGGGGTCAGCTTCTCCATCCACGGCCGACCCTGACCCGCACCTACGGCATCACGAGAGGAGGTGACGAGAGATGACCCAGCCCCCGGTGTACGCGACGCGTGAGGACGTGATGCGTGCGATCGACGCGCAACCATCGGTGAAGAGCGCACGGCAGATCGACCGCGCCCTCCAGTCCGCGAGCCGCGACATCGACAGCCTTTGCCACCGGCGCTTCTACCCGGAGCAGGCGACGCGCGGCTTCGACTGGCCCGGCTCGCAGTACCGGCCGTCGTGGCGGCTGTGGCTGGACGACCAGGAGCTCATCTCTCTCACCTCCGTCTCCTCGGGCGGTACGGCCATCAGCCCGTCGGATGTGGTGCTGTACCCGCTGTCGGGGGCGCCGTACAACCGCGTCGAGACCAATCTCGGCTCGTCGGCCGCGTGGGGCGGCGGAGACACCCACCAGCGGGACATCACCCTCACCGGCCTGTGGGGCTACAGCCTCGACGAGACCACGGTCGGGGCGCTCGCGGCCGCCGTGGCGTCGACCAGCGCCACCACCGTGACGGTGAACGGCGCGGCGTCCGCCGAGGTCGGCGTCGGCTCCGTGCTGCGCGTCGACTCCGAGCGGATGCTCGTCACCGGCCGGGCCATGGCCAGCACCGGGCAGACCCTCGCTGCCGACCTGGCCGTGCAGAAGAACGCCGTCAGCGTGAGCGTCGCGGACGTGTCGGGCTTCGCGGTCGACGAGACGATCCTCGTCGGCGCCGAGCGCATGCTGATCGTCGACATCGCCGGAACCAGCCTCATCGTCGAACGGTCGGACGGTGGCAGTGTCCTCGCCGCGCACACGACCGGCGCCACCATCTACGCCCCCCGCAGCCTCACAGTGGCCCGGGGCGCGCTCGGCACCACCGCGGCAACGCACACCGACGCGAGCAGCGTGGTGCGCTGGGACCCGCCCGGCCTCGTCCGTGACCTCACCATCGCCGAGGCCCTCAACCGGATGACCAACGAGCAGGCCAGCTACGTCCGCACCAAGCGCGCCAGCGGCGGCCTCTCCAGCAACGACCAAGGCCTCGTCGCCCGCGACCTCCCGTCGCTGCGGGAGCAGGTCTACAACGCCCACGGCCGTAAGGGCCGATCGAGGGGAGTGTGAGCGATGCCTGGCTTCGACGTACGCGTCAACAGCCGCAGCAGCGGCCCGTGGGCGTCCGGCCGCGCTGGCCGCGCGCTGCACGACTACTCGGACGACGTCGAGTACCAGGTGGCTCGAGAGGGCGAGCGGATGGTGCACCAGCGGCTGCGGCAGGTGCTGCGCCACCCCACGGGCTACTACCAATCGAAGATCAGCGTGGACCGATCGGGCGACAGCTACAAGGTCCACGACGGTCGAGTGATCTACGGGCCGTGGCTGGAGGGCACCGGCTCCCGCAACAGCCCGGTGACACGGTTCCCCGGCTACTTCACGTTCCGCCGCACCCGGCCGCTGCTGGACCGCAAGGCCCCGCAGATCGCCCGCGAGCTCCTGGCCCGGTACCGGTCAAGGGGGCTGATCTGACATGGCCCTCGACATCCGCACAGTGTTCAGCGCAGCCGAATCACACGCCCTGGCATCGGGGTTCTTCGCCGCGGTCAACGGCCACGAACCGAAGTCCCCGCCCTCCAGCGGCATCACCTGCGCGATGTGGGTCGAGCAGATCGGCCCGGCACGCGGCGGCTCGGGGCTGAACTCCACGTCGACCCGGCTCGCCCTGTACGTGCGCCTGTACACGCCCCTCTGGCAGCAGGAGCCGGACACCATCGATCCGGCCCTCATGGAAGCCCTCGACTGGCTCATGGCCGCCTACTCCGGCGACTTCACCCTCGGCGGCCTCGTCCGCCAGGTCGACCTCCTCGGCACCTACGGCGACCCCCTGTCGGCCCGCGCCGGCTACCTCTCCGAGGGCGGCGCGGAGTACCGGGTCATGACGATCACCCTGCCGCTCATCGTGAACGATCTTTGGAATCAGGAGGCGTAGTGGCCAAGGAAAGCGGCCTGGGCGACAACCTGCACATCGCAGGGTTCAACGCCTCCGGCGACATCCAGCAGCTCGGCAGGATCGGCGGCGGACCCGCCCTGCTGAACATGACCGGCATCGACAAGTCGGCGTACGAACGCAAGGGCGGTCTCCGCGACGGCGCGTTCGAGATGACCACGTTCTTCAACACCGACCCGGACGTCGACCAGACGCACGAGAAACTGTCCGCGCTGCCCCGCACCGACGTGATCCTCACCTACTGCCGCGGCACGACGCTCGGTGCGCCGGCGGCGTCGCTGGTGGGTAAGCAGGTCGGCTACGACCCGCAGCGCGGTGATGACGGCATGATCACCTTCACCGTGTCGGCGCAGGCCAACGGCTACGGCATCGAGTGGGGCCGCCAGCTCACGCCCGGGGTGCGCACCGACACGGAGGCCACCGACGGCACGGGCATCGACACGACGGCGTCTGCCGACTTCGGCGGCCAGGCGTACCTGCAGGTGTTCGACTTCGACGGCACGGACGCAACCGTGAAGATCCAGGATTCGGCGGACAACGCGACGTTCGCTGACGTGACCGGCCTGGCGTTCACGGAGATCACGGCCGGGCCGACATCGGAGCGGATCACGATCGCCAACACGGCCACGATCCGCCGCTACGTCCGCGCCATCACCGAGACCACCGGCGGCTTCACCACCCTGTCCTTCGCCGTGAACTTCATCAAGAACGAAGTCGAGGAGGTGACGTTCTGATGACCGCACAGCTCTTCCGTATCGACCCGCTGATGCCCGCACACGCCTACAAGACCTACTCAATTGTCTCCCCGATCTCCACGCACATGCGGCAGGCCACATGCGCCGAAGTCGGCTGCGAGCACTACCTCAACGGCTGGCAGGTCCGAGTCGAGAACCTCACCCCCGACCTCCTGCACACGGCCAAGACCGCGCGGGTCACGGTCAACGGCCGCCAGGTGCCATACCGGTACCGCGAGCAGCGCGTATCCGAGGGCGAGACGTGGCTGGTGTTCGACGCGGGCCAGCCGTGCTTCAAGGCGTCCACGCACCGGGCGCCGCTCGGCCGGCCGCCGCTGTATCTGGTGCGCGACGGGGACCACCGCGGTAACCCGCGCGGCACGAAGGCCCGGCTGCACCAGCGGGCTGAGAACTGGGTTGAGGACTTCGCCGAGCACCAGCAGGCGCTCGCCGACGAGATCAAGAAGGGATGACCTCTCATGGCAAAGAGCACCGGCCTCGGCCAGACGACACTCTCTGTGGACGACGCGAGCGGTACACCGCGTGACATCCGCAACGACATCACCAACTGGCAGATGTCCACGCCGCGCGGTGTCCAGGACGTCACCGGCGTGGACAAGTCGGCGAACGAGCGGCTCCTGCTGCTCGCCGACGGCTCCGTCACGTACAACGGCGTCCACAACCCGTCCGCGAACCGGCAGCACGACGTGTTCAAGACCGTGCCCAGCACGAGCGTGGCGCGGACCTGCACGAACACCATCAACGGCGTCACGCTCCCCATGGAGATGCTGTTCTCCGACTACCAGCTCTCCCGTTCCGACAGTGGCGAGCTGACCTGGTCCGCGCCCGGCTCTCTCGCCGACGGCACCGTCCCCACCTGGGCTTGAGAGGAGACCCCCATGGGCTACAAGGGCACACCCCGCGCGGTGCGGATCGTCTTCGCGGAGGGACACGAGCACCACGGCGCCGAAGCACGGG